GCCATAAGTTTTTCGAGCATTGCGCTCAACCATCTTTCTTAATATTGTAAATACGGCTAAAGATAATTTTACATCAGTTGGTGTGCCTATAAATGCTGTATGTGTTTCTCTTAAATGACCACAAGTTCTAGTAGAAAAATAGTGTTTAGTACCAAAAAGATGATCACAGACAAAGAATAATTGCTTTTCATAAATAGAGTATGCTCTTTTGGTCTTAGTATTTCCTTCTACTATATCATAAGTAATTTCTGATGAATCTTTGTCCTGTTTTATGGCTTCTATTTCTGCAATATCTAAATTGTGTTTGGCTGCGAGTTTTTTAGCTGCGTGTAGAGCATTAGCAGCCTCGTGTTCATTCACGTTAGACTCTGACATATTTAAGCACTTAATAATTTTATCTATAATATTCATATTCACTACCTATTTTGAGCAAGCTATTTAGACGGTGTATTATTTTATATGCGCCTTGGGGACTTAATACACAACTATCCATCCGGGAGTTCTGAGCATCGATTCGCGACTCTGTTCTCAGCTATATGACTACAAGTGTCACTCAACATATAAAATGCTTTCGCACATCTAAATAGCAAAACTATAATATTAATATACTTTACTCTCAGTTCTTTGTCGAATCGTATCTAAATTATCTGTATTAAAAGCTTCTCCGTTACGATAAATTGTCCGCAACAGATTAGTACCACCCTCTTCCTCTCTAACTGTTTTATAGATACCCTTATCCTGAGTAAGTTTTAACCTACCAGCCTTTGAACTTTTCCACGCAGCTGTAATTGGTTGTTTAAAAACATCTCTCGGTTCACCATCAATGATTATACTCGAGCACTTAAAAGCGAATTTTAATGTATCTCTATCCATCTTCTGTAAGAGACCGCCGCCAGAACCGAAGGCTATATTATCTATAGACCAACCAGCATTCATCACAGCATCCATAATAAGTGGTATAGATTGAGGCGTAACACCATCGCCTTGAATCACGCGTACTTTATCATTTAGTACTTTATAGCCTTTTCTATTTGGTGTATAGCCGAATTTATCACCAAGAATATCTAGCATTTTTGGTAGTACTTCTTGTGGATCACCACTATCAGGTCTAATAACGAGAACGCCATCCCTAGCAAGAACTTCTTCTTTTAGTACACCACCCCATAGATTCTCACAGGCATTATAGATATCGTAGCTATCACTAACACATGCTACCGAACCTTCGGGATACTGGTGTAACATATTCCGATAGGCGTCAACCTCGTGTTCACGACCCCATGATGTTATAGTAGAGTGCTCGCTAGCTGGTATTGAAAATCCCGCCATGTCACAGCCGTAGTAAGTTCTAGCCATATCTAAAGAGGTAAGAGTATCCGTTCCTCTAAAATTAAAGAGATGCCCTACACCACCAATTGCTGCCGATTCCGGTGAACTTACTCCTCTATCGCCGAAGTCGTGCAGTTTAAAAGTTATCAATGATGGGTCGCCACTCTTTTCTAAGGCTTCTAAAATAAGTTGTTTTATATAGTAGCTAGTACTAGCTACTGTCGTAGGATACCATACTTTAACAAGAAGAGACTCTACATAATTGGTTAGCCAAGGCACTTTTTTGTCGGTGTTCTCAACACTCATCAGTATATTACCACTTGAAAGAACTGTGCCTTCGGGAACAGCTTTTATTTCAATAGGTAAATACCCGCCATGCACTCTTAGAATGTATTCCCAGCCTGCCCTATTAAAAGCGCCTGGACCGAGGTGCGCAATTACTAGAGATTCCATGGCGTCAATATCGGCCATTGTAATAGGTTTAGCTATATATTTATCTCTATAATATTGCATACCTGCGGCTACAGTTTTCTTATATAAACCGCCTCTTGACTCAAAATAAGCATACACATGCTCTGAATTAGGCGGGTATTGTCTGTAGTGTGATACTTTGTAACTGTCTGTTAGTGTTAAAATGTTCATTGCAAATCTCCTTTGCTTACTACTGCTCCATGCAGTAGGTTAAATTTTTCCTATAAAACTTTCTATTATTTGAAAGTGATCTTCATAAAACTTATTCATATTATTAATAACTTCATTTAGAGGTAACCAAAAAGCTTTATCAGCGTCATCTTCACCTTTTACTTTTGGTAGTTTCTTTTCATTTAATTCTATATAAAAAGCATGTGTAATGGTTCTTCCACGCAAAGATCTAAACGGATGATCAAAGACGCGTTTTGCTTTGATACAACCAGTTAACACTGCTTTCGGTACGTTAATTCGCGTTTCTTCTTTTAGTTCACGTAAGCAACCTTTTTCTAAAGGTTCATCTGGTTGAATAAAACCGCCGGGTAGAGCATATAAACCTTTTCCGGGATTATCTCTACGCCTAACTAATAATACATGACCACCGCATACTACTACAGCATCTGTAGTAACAAAGACAGGAGCATAGGGCGCAGATGACCAGTCTTCTTTATACTTTTTAATAAAGGAAGCCTCCTCTCGCATTCTAATGTACTCCTTAGTCTTACTAAATTTTTTGAGAAACTGTAAGGTACTCTTTGGTACGTTGATAGGTGCTAATCTATCTTCCTTAAAAGTAGATTTAAAATCGCCCGCAAGTTTCTCTGAAAAATATGCGCGTCGGACACCTGTAGCATCTACAGGAAAATCTACCATAATAGGCATAAAATCCCATTGAGGAAATAAATTAAGGTAATAAGTCGTAGCATCTTTATCTCTGCCACATAGAAAAACTTTATCTGTAGGGCCTATAATAGTTTCTACTTTTTTCTGTATATTAGCTACCCAAGCATTATCACTATAAAAGTAATCGCGAATAGGTAAGATAGTATATTGACCGTTATATTTTTTAGCGTCAAGAGCACTCGAGATCATGCTGCGGCGTTCTTCCCAAGAAAAAGGGTTTTTTATATTTCTCGATGAAAAAGCTGAGCCTACTAAAATAATGATATGACCTGAACGATGCAAAGCTTGTTCACAAGCGTTAAGATGCCCATTGTGAAAGGGTTGAAATCTGCCTATAAAGATAGAATAGTTCATCTACGACCTCCGTAGTTAAATGAGAATGAGCGCTCCCTGCGCTCTTATATAATAAATAGATAAAATATATGAAAGGAGACAACATTATTCCAAAAGATTGTCTAAATTTATGTCGTCAACTTTCTTTAAAGCATCTTCTACAGATTTATCAGCTTCAGCAATTACACTATCTATATCAATATTCTTTATTTCTTTTACTTGTTCTTGAATTTCTTCTATAGATGCTGCTGTATCGTGTACCTTACAGGAGTATAAGGCAGAAGTTAAAGAATCGATAACATCTTTTCTCCCTACGAAACCATCAGAAGCTATTCTAGGATGATCTACTTTCATTTTTATTAAGGAACCTTTTGTTCCTCGTTGTCCTGTTACTATATGCTGTAAATCCAAAGCTTCTACTAATAAATTCTTATCTGGATATAGTCCCGTAAGAGTACCATCAGTAACATTATTTCTTAGACTCAAATAGGCAATATCATCTGCATCTACGGATAGTAGCTCTACAATCATTGAAGGAAAAGCTATAGATATATTTTGTCTCATTTCTGTAGATTGATAGCCATCAGTACTTACACCCTTAATGTTTATACTTAAACCATTACGTAAATATTTAACAAATTCTGTAATTTTATATAAAGGAAAAGGATCTTTATTTTTGCCTTTTAAGCGTATATAAAAATCAGCGTAGTACTTAGGTACAAAATAGGATTTTTTATCCGTTTTTAATACTCTAACGCCGCATTTACAAACCATTGATATACCACAAGCATCGCCAGTAACTCCAGTATCAACGGCTAAAAATCTAGGCTTATCCGCAAAGGGCAATTTACCTTTATTACAAAAGAGCCTTTCTTTTATTAAAAAATCACTTATTTGATCTGTTCCGCGAAAACTGATATTTACTGTATTAGGAATTTTGCTGGACGCTGAATATTTCCAAGGAGATTTTCTGCTCTTATCAAATAATGCACGTAATTGATCTCTATTAGAAAAGAAAGCGCTTTTAGGTTGAGCAGCAATGCCTGCTAGATCACGCAAAGCTTCTATTATATTAGTATCAAAATCTTTCTTTAAATTAACAGGTACTTTTCTAACTTTATCACGTAAATTAGATGGAACTTTTTCGTCGTCTTTAAGTACACGCGGATTACGCGTTAGGTCACCTAATAATACACGAAAAGTTTTTTTAGAATATTCTCCTCTGCATTTTTTAAATTCATAAATAGGAGCATCTATTACATAAACACCTTTTTGGCCTTTAGATTTTTCAATATGTTGTTCAAGAAAATCTGCTTCGCCTTTTTTAGATGATATAATACAAAAGTGACCAGGTGCGTGTAAGAATCTGGATTTCTTACGCCTAAGCAGATTAGTATAATTATCATATACTTGACTTGTTTTTTCATCAGCATTCTTATCTGTAGTGCTTTGCCCAAAGTTAGCTTCATCAAGTACAGCACTAAATACTGCTTTGCCCAAAGTATGCGTTGCACGTGAACCTAATACAAACTTTATATTTTTATCTTTAGGTGGTATCATCTGAAAGCCTTCAGATAAACGCTTATTCCTATGTAAGAGAGAATTAAAGCAGGGGCTACTATCTAACATACCCTGAAACTGAGCGTAACCCACATCAGTTGATAACTCTTTTAGAATGCTAAAAAAGGCTAGTACGATAGTGGTTGAAGGCATTAAGCCATAATGCTTTTGTGGATTTTTAAGTGCTAACAGATGTAATAGATCGTACGCTTGTATAACATTTGCTCCAGTACTTTTACCACCGCCTATAGCACCTGTAATAAGAACTTCTGTGTACATTTCCCCTGGTGTATATATCTTCTCTAATTGTTCTAACCAGTACGTGTAGATTTGTCTAGGTTTTCCTTTTATAATAGAGCCACTTTCATTACGAGGATAACCGAGTTCATTACCTAAGTAATAAGGATCTTCAATGAATTGGACTATGTCAGGCATTTCGAATAAATAATCACCCAACTCGATATCTTTCATAGTTAGGGATTCACCTTTATCTAGATATTCGAGGGTTGATTGAGCTATAACAGTAAGCTCTTGCTCAGAGAATTGTTCTAATTCTTTTTTTGTTGTTCTACCTGATGCTATTAACGCTGCTAATGCTTCTTGTTGTTTATTTGTCATTCTTTTTAAAATTCATATAGGTATATTTACACGTGTAGTATTTTTCTTCTTTATTTAAACAGGGTATAGGACAATCTTTTGTATGAAAACCCAGTCTGTGTTTTAGAAATACTAAGAATTCTTTAATTGTCATAACAATTCATCTCTTATCTTCATAAGTATGCGACCTAGTTTATTTTTACCTATGCTGTTGCAAACACCCCAATATGTATCTCCCCAATTATTTGTTTCTTCAATGTAGGCTTTACCTGTACTTTTTAAAGCAATAAGTAAAGGAATATTTACGGAAAATTTATAGCGAATTAAGTGTTCCATTATCATATCTCTGCGTAAAAGCCAATCTTCAATATCTAAAACTAATTTTTTACCTGCTCTCTTTGCTTGACCTGGTGTCATAGATTGAAATAATATTCTCTCTTCCTGTTTTTCTGTTTTAGCTGCTTGATAAGCATTTTCGACAGTTGGAAATACTATGCCGCCGTAAGGTACTTTTACGGGATAAAAATTGCTTAAATACGCATGTTTACCTGAAAAACCTTTTATTTCCGACATTAATCTATTCTATCCTTTATCACTAATACGTCAAAAAATTCTGGATAAGCACTACGCTTTATCCTACCATTAGCAGCATCTCTAGCTAATTCCCCAAAAGAACCTCGAAAGAACATATTAGACCAACTTACCCAGCAATGTCTATCATTAAGCCATTTATGCGATATAACGAAAGTATTGGCATCATACTCTAATACTATGTATAGTTCATATGTATAGTTCATCGGTATTATCTTTTTCGGGTGTAAATTTAAGTAGTTGATCTATAGTAGATGTAACACCTATTTTTATTGAACCGTTTTGCTTGTAAATACCGCAACTAAGATAATCAGTATGTATCGGGAGAGTCTTTTCTAAAATTGTTTTATCTACATGATCCGCTATATCTCTCGCAAGAGAATAACTCTCTGACCTAGACAGCCCACCAAATTCTTTAGTTTCTTTTTTACGTTTAGTTAAGTACTCTTTAGGTATTTCTAAAGCATCTGCTATCTTAGTATTCATATAATCAACATCTTTTTGCATATTTTTAGCAGTATAACTAGTACAGTTAACTACATTATCTCCGCTGAAACCTTCACCAAATATAGGTTCTACTGTATCACATGTAGCAAACTCTTTTATACAAGTATCACATATGTTTATGTCAGTATTAAATATTTTATCCCATCTACGATCAGCTGTTGCTTGATCTACTAATGTCGGTCTTCTATTTGATCCTTTACCCATAATTAATTATCCTCTATTTTACGATAAGCCATACGTCTAACTTCATTCTTACCTAAACCTAACCAAGGTGTTTTCATTATGCAATATAAACTCTTTTATCTGTAGCCTGTAAGAATAAAGCTTTTGTTAGATATCTCCTATATGTATCTACACTATCATCGTTTACTATACTAAACTGTCTACAATGATTTAATATATCTTGTCTGCTAATAAGAGAACCATAACCTTTACGCCGTATAATCCTTAATACTTCTTCCCATAATGTCGTATAACTCATTGTTTTAACTCCTTTAACCAAAAATCTTTTTGCAAATCCCACCAACCGCTATATAAAGATAATCTATCAACTAAGTATTCTTGCTGTTCAGTATTTAAAGATTTATAAAATTTTAAAAAATCTTCTTTTTCTTTTTTATATTCACCACTCTTTTTAAAGCATTCCTCAGAACAATAACCGCGTAATAGTATGTCATCGATGTAATAATCAATTTCACCCGTAATGCGAAAAGGTTTAGTGCACGTTTTACATATGATACACTTAGTATTATTAATTCCTTGAGTGCCTATCATACTTATTTATTCGTCTTCGGAACAGCTTTTGTTATACTAATGTTAACTAAACAGCGTACTAGAAGATATAAACAAAAAGATTTGTGTATAGATAACTCTTTTAATTCAAATAAATAAGGCATAGTAATATTCCAACAAAGAGTAATTACTAAAGCATTAATAACAAGAAAGACTAATAACTTAAGATACCATTTAAGACTCTTTTTAAGATCTTTTGTCTTATCCTCTATTTCAGCTATATCCTCAGCTAAGCGAGCTGCTTTTTCTTCTATTATTTTATCCGTCATATTTGTCATAGTAAACCTACCAATTTTAAAAATTCTTCGGGTGAAATTAATTGCGTACCATATTTTCGTGCCTTAGTTGCTTTAGAGCTCGTACTTGCTGGATCTGCAATAACGAGATAATCTAATTTTTTAGATACACCCGATTTATTAATACCACCATTCTGTACAACTAACTCTTGTAATTCCTCTCTTTTAAAAGCTATACGTGTATCAGGGTTTAACAAATCTACGTTACCGGTAAAGCAAAAAGTCTTATCTTTTAATCTATCTGAGGTTTGTACTATTTCTTGTTTCTCTTTTATCTTAACGCCATTAGCAAGTAGCTTACCTATTAATGCATAATTATCTTCTAAACCTTCTTTTAAGGCGATTGCCGTTGCTCCACCTATACCTTGAATATTCTTTAAGTGCTCTAAGCTCATCGCTGTTATCTCATTAATAGACTTAGCTTTAATCTTAGCTACTTTCTTTTCGCCTATACTAGGTATACCTAAAGAAGCTATAAATTTTTCTAGAGATACGGTTTTAGCTGCTTGAATATTATCCCAGACCTTTTCTGCTGAAGGTCTTTGATAACCTTCTACTTTTAGAATATCGGGTATAGTTAATTGATATAAACTAGCCATATCATTAAACTGTATAATATTCCTTTGTCCTAGATCGTATAATTTCTCAACAAGTTCTGGACCACACTCTTCTATATCCATTACTTTAACGTGAGCATTTATTAAAGATTTAACTCTACCCGGACAACCTTCAGCGTCGCAAAAAAGAAACTTTTCTTCTATACGTAAAATAGAATTACATTCAGGACAAGCTTTAGGAGCTTCAAACATTTTATTACCTGATCGCTCTTTTACCTGTTCAATCTTTGGAATTACATCACCAGAAATAACTACAGATACTTTATCTTGTGGTGCTATTTTATGTAGACAAAATTGATTATAGTTATGTAGTGTAACGCGATGAACTATCTTAGCCTGAAATTGCGTACCTGCTTCGCAATGTAACACTGGATTTACTTTACCTGTTTTACCTACTTCCCAGAGAATATCATCTACAGTAAAGAGTTTCTCTTCTGGCGGAAATTTCATTGCGCGAATCCATTCAGGTTTTAAAGACATATCTTGTCTAGCATCCAGATCGTTAACTTTTATAACTAAACCGTCAATATCATAATTAAGGTTATCTCGATCTTTAATCATAGTAGTGTATTGATTAACTATATCTTGAAAGTCTTTTGATGTTACTTGCAAAGTAGACACCGTTTCTAGATCAAGAGAATGCATATAGGTAAATAGCTTCTCGTCAGTACTATTCTCATCAATATAAGATGAAGCACCTATACACGTGAAATAAATAATCTTTAATTCATTTGAAAATTTACCATCAAGTCTACGAGCAATACCTGCGGCAGCATTTCTACAATTGGCATAAGTTTTTTCTCCTGCTGCTTCTAGTGTTTTGTTAATACGTATTAAAGCTTCTCTAGATAAAATTATTTCACCACGTAATTCTAAAGTGTTAATAGGTAATTCCCGCCGTACGTTGCGCATTTTTATAACGTTACGCAATATATCTTCCCCGAATTGACCGTCACCTCTTAAAATAGCATGCGATAATTTATGATCGTTATACTTTAAACTTACAGATAAGCCATCTAGTTTATGCTGTATCAATATGTCACCTAATAAAGCATAATTATTAAACCACTTTTTTGTATTTTCTAAAATCGATTCTACAAAATTTTCTGGATCCGGTTCTATATTAGCTATAGAACCCATAGGTATATCGTGTTTAATAGTTTTCCACGGTGTATTATCAGGTACAGGTGCTCCTACTTCTTGAAAATAAGGGTGGTCTGGGTATTTAGTTTTTACTTTTAATTTGAAATTATCATATTGTGCATCAGTAATCGCTGGATTTCCTTCAGCATATAAATCATCAAATGTTCTTAATTTACTAATTGCTTCTACATATGGTTCATTTTTCATTTATGCCTCCTTAAATGAATATAATTAATTAACTTTTAAATATCTTAATTATCATTTTAATAAATTCTACTATCATATAGCATACAAGCATAATACCTAGGCTAAAACGAAAGATCTCGCAGAAACCGTAGTTGATTATAAGATATGCGCCTGATGCGCTTATAACTGCGCTAAAAAAGCTAAATTGCAAACACCTTAATAAAAAGGTTAATAGAAGTGCGTATAAAGATAGAAAGCGTTTCATAATAGAATCCTTTATTATTTTGTCAACTTATTAATAGACTTAGTGATAATTAAGTGTCTATATCAAAAGAAATATATTCATCAGCTAAACTAAAGAGGTTTATCGTATTAAGAATATCGTAGTTTTTCTGCGAAATACCTCTTATATGTACATAACATTTACGTGTTTGAATAAATTTAAGAATTGCGAGTAAATCACCTACAAGAAGAGAGGTGAATGTTAAGTGTCTGCAATCTAGTGTGATATGTTTAATACCTATAGCAAAACACTTATGTATGAGCGTTTTAATATCTTGGATTTCC